CAATTTATTCCCTGATAGTTCGAATTTAACCGGGGATTTTTCAGCGGTACACATTTTGGCACGGATCATTGCGTCAAGTAATTTACTTCTTACTACAAATGTGTGTATAGGCAACTCTTTGAACATGTCATGATACTGATAATACTTTCCTTGTACAATTCTTGTGCATATATCAAAATCTTCTGTTGAGAATATTGCCATACTGTCGCTATATTTTATTTTTACATCTCCGGCTGACAGCATTGATTTCAGTTTTTCTATTGTGCTTTTTGAAATAAGAATTTCAAAATCTCCGTCATATTTAATTTTATCCCATGCAAGCACATGGCCATCAAGTCCAACAAAATTAAGTTTCCTATCTTTTGCTTGCATACACATTGTAGACATTCTTAAATCTGCAACCTGTGTAGGTATTGCATAAGATACTCGCTTTATTGATTTAAGAAGCATTTCAGACTTTAGAGTAAGCTCACTTCCCTCACCATCTATATTCAATATAGGGAAAGTATTAGGCTCTACCGTTTGGTATGTATTTTTTATTTTATCTGCCCTGATAGCCATTACGTTTTCACTTGAAACCGAAATGTCAATAATTCCTTCCGGCAAATTATTAATCAGATCAAATGCCTTCTCAGGAATAATAAAACATTCTCCCTTTGTTTCTGGAATCTTCGCTCTTATTGTCATTTCTAAATTACTTGCAATTAAATATCCATCTTTTACTAATATTCCTTGCAGTACCGGCATTGTTGTACTTTTTGATACAACGCCTTTAATTTGATTTAGCTTTTGCGCTAACACCGTTTTTTGTATTTTCATCTTTTAACTCAATCCCTTCAAGAATTAATATTATGCATTGACTCTGATTTATTCTATAAGCTTCAAGCTCTGTCATATTCATGTACTTGTGTCCAAATAACTCTTTCATATTTTTCCATGCACTCCATGGTACTCTAAAGAAGCTTTCTAATCCCAGTGACACCATTACATAGCAATGCGCTCCAAACTTCTCATATATATCAAGACTCTCCCACTGCGTTTCGGTTATTACCGACTGCTTTATCCTATCCGAATCGGTATGCTTCGCTTCAAACATAATCCCTGTTCCGTCACATAAAATACCTTTATAATCAGGCTGCCCCTTTTTCTCATAGTATCCTCTCACAACTCCATTCGTATCCTTGCCAGTGATATGAAAAGGCTCCGGAGTTTTTTCAATATGAGCCAAACCCTTGTTTAGATAGAACTTACATGCCGTGGATATCCATCTTTCAAATGTTTCACCTGATTTCTTACTATTTCTACCAATGATCTGTGCTTTGTAATTCACTCCAACCTCTTTTCTTTTTCGCTGTATGTTTCGCAGAGCTTTACCTGCTGTATTATCAACATACCCCTCTCCATTTACATATAAGGAATTTCTGCTCATTTACTTACATCCCCCTGATTTATCCTTATGCACTCACTTTGTCTTTTACCTGTTCATTCATTCTTTTTTCAAAGGCTTGTATAAATGCTTTTACCCTATCCGTCACACTACAATTATTCATCCCTCTACACTGAATGACTTTATTGTCTCTCCACTCAAGGGTGTAGTAGGGTTTATTAGGGTTCTTTTCCTCTCTAACAAAGAATATTGCCGTCTCTCCTCTGGCCACTCTTTCTATATAAGTTCCAACGCAATGATGTAAAACTTCTCCTTCTTTTTTGATATCATCTGAATTTGCAGGTACTATGAGAATTAAACCATTCACCTTTATATTCAGTGCATCTACTCCGTCATTCTTTGAGAATATTTCCTCCATATCTTTTCTTATTTTCTTCATTTTCTTTGCAACAAGCTTATCTCTTCTCTTCTTCTCTGCCGCTGCCTTTCTGTCCTTAAGGTCCTTATATTCCTTTGCCACCCTATCATGTACTTGCTTGAAATTGTTTGGCATATAGATAAACATATTATCAAGGTCATATTTTAGTTCACGGCACCAATTAAGATACTCTTTCCAATCGGTTGCCATGTTCCTTTTTAGTTCTATCAACTCTACTCTCTTCAGGTTATCTTTTGGTTTTCTATCTATGTATCTTTCAATCTCTTTATCAACATATTTAAAAAATTTATGTAAAGAAACCTTGGTTCTTTTTTCTCTCAGCAGATTTATATCGCATCCAAAGACTTCATAATATTCCTTTACTTCTTCAGCGCTCATCTGTATATCAAGTTTTTGTGCTTCCTGAAGTAGTTGCAACTCATAAGCATTCCCATCTATTTCCTGCAATATTTTTGTATTCACCTTTGTTAATCCCAATATTTCATATATTGTATTTGCCTTATAATCAATAACATCTGTAGATAAGTAATAATCACTTACTATGTCTGCCGCCAAGTTATTAAGTCCCATTTTGCATATCCACTCAAATTTAGGGAATTTCAAATATATAGGTATAGCTCCTTCATAAGGCAATCTCCTTTTATAGTTTTTAGCAAAAATCTCAATTCCTGAATATTTCATAGCTGTATGCTCCCATGCCTGTGGAAGATTATCAGGGTAAAGACCTGCACTTATTATGCTATCAAAACCCGGAATCCATCTACAGGCACCTCTCTGATGATATACTCCCCATTCATAGGTTTCTTTCTTTAGAGATTTCTTTTCGACTGTCCAGAAGCACCTTTTATACTCAAATAATGTTTCTTCTATACACCCTTCTTTAATTTTGCCATCTCTAATTTGCCTACTTGCCCAAAAGTATCTGAGCAAGAATCCCTTTTCTTGACGATCGATATATATAAAGTCGGCTGTGTCTCTTATTACTCCTGCTAATCTCCCCTTCGCTTTGTAAGTGACTTTACTCTTGCAGAACGGACACTCCCCTTTTTCATTGTTGCGAAGTCTTATCTTCGTCCTGTCAACAACGCCTTTCGCTTTACAATATGAGCATTCAAATTCTGCTTTACTCTTATCAGTCCCTTTATATATTCCATATCTGCTAAAGCTCATTCCATGTTCCCACACCCAGTTTTTAAACTCCTCCGGTGGATTCTGAACGGATTTCATCTTTAAATCAATCGGATCTAATACTTTTCTATGCTTCTGCTCTAACCGTTCATCTTTTACTTTGTTCTGAAATCTTCTGATAAGATTCCATATAGTATCACTTTCACACTTTTTATAGCTTTTAAAAAATGTTTCAATTACATCTTGCCCGGACCATATATACGCTGAAAAGTCATCTCTATACTCTCTTTTTTGCTTATCCCATATATTCCTGTAAAATCCTATGTCTTGCATCATGTCAAAAGAAGCAGTTATCCATTTTGTACTATCCTTTGTCAAATCCTGAGTTATATAATCATTCTCAGATAAAAAGGTCCTAAATGTAGTCGCCATCTTTCCTTCTCTAAGTTCTGATACCGCAAAAAAGTTCATTACCAGTATATTCTTATCTACAAGTTCAGTATCGATGATATACTTTATTTCATTCAATTCACCTGCTTTTTCAATCATTTCCGAAGTCGCTTTTGGTCTTTTTATAGCAGATAGCTTTCTTTTTTCCATACAGCCTCCTAAATTCCTAATAAAGAAAACATATCAAGCTGACCATCTACATTTTCATTTTTCTTTTTACCGGTGCCGGCAGGTTTACTATCTTTCTTCACTTCATTTTTAGGTTTTTCAGAACCTGAATTATTTGGTTTTGGCTCTTCTTTTTGTACAGGCTCTATTTTTTTCGCCTTACCTTTAGATTCCTTGAGTTCCTTTTCTACTTCTTCCTTATCATCTTTGTGATAATAATCTTCAGCCCATTCATACACTACATCATCACGAATAGCCCCATTTTTTCCTGATAGTTCTTCCCTTGCTTTCTCATAGATGTAGTTAAGACATCTTCCACAAGTCTTATGATCCTGACAAATATCTGCTGCAAGTGCATTTGATTCTTGAATTCTTTTCAGCAGATAATTAATAACAGGCTCTGCAAATCCTTTATTTGTTGACTCTTTTAATTCCTGCTCCAATTTCTGTTTTGCTTTGCTTTGTAAATCTATATCTTCCGGAGCCGTTAATACACTACTGACATTTTCCATAATTTCTCCTTTTGACTATTCTAGCCACCAATCATCCGCTTCTTTAACTCTGCCAATTGTCTGGCTCTATCATTAATTTGTTCTGGCTCAAGGTTATTTATTACCTCTGCCTTGGTATCCTTGCTTCCTATTCTTGTCAAAGTTCTTGATTCAATTTGAGGTGTATACTGCTCCTGTAACATTGCCTTATTATTGGCCACAAAATCAGGAAGTTGATTTATATTCTGCGCTTCTTTTGCTTTTGCCTCATATGCAATACGAAAGTTTGCTCTACTCGCATCAACATTTTCATTGAGACATAGATTACTCCATCCAAGGTTTTTAACTATTGACAGTGTCAATTCGTCAAATGAGGCAAAGGCCTTTTCTGCACCATAAAACCCATACTCCCTGATTGCCTTCTGCACACTTCCCCATGCATCATCGAAACTAAGAACAGGCTTTTTGCACCTATCCATACATAGCTTCCTTATTTCTGCTATATTTGGCGGAAATACGCTTGTGCATATATATTCCATAACTGCATTCTCAGCAATCTCATACGGTATATCTTTAAGCATCATGTACCAAAAATCCATTGATGCATTGTCTTCCAGTATTTTTGAGTTTGGATATGCTGACTTGATTCCAATTGCTAAGGTTGCGAATTTTTGTTTATCCATTACTTGCCCACTCCATTGCTCCTGCTGCAAACTGTTCTACTTTAGATGTTGTAGCCTGATTGATTACTGGCTTATATCCTCGTGTTCCGCCCTTGTTCTGCTCATTTTGTAGCCAGTTTATTATAAATTTATTGATACCTCTTATAGTCTTTCTCTTGCTCTTATTGGCCATTAGCCACCCTTTCATATTCCTTAGGCATTGCATTATATCGACTGCAGGATAGAGCTCTGACCATTCATATACATTTGATTGACTTATTCCATATTCTTCCCCGGTATTTAGTAACAATGTTATTACAGGTGGCTCTACTTGTTCTGATTGATTTAACTCCATGGCTGTATTGTAG